AGGTCCTTGACTGCCATTTTCTGTTCTTAGAATACCTTTAGGAGTACCTGTGCCGTCTAATGTTTGTGCTAATGTTTTATTTTTATAAGCTCTAACACCTACAGATCCACCTGTTTGTGCAATTGGCATACCTCTTGTGTCACTATCACCAAGATATGCTACAAGACCTTGACCATTAATTAATACTGTAGATTCATCACCCATTTCAAGTGAGTAAACAATTCCTGTGTATCTAGCAGAAGATAATAATGTAGAGTCGTTAAATTCTTGAACATTTATATCTCCAGGAACAATTACAATATGTCCCCATGCATCAATTTGATTAATAATATTATTTGGCGTAGTATTTTTATCAAGAGTCAGGTTAAACTGACCTGCTGCCATTAACTTTTCTGTTACACTCATGACTTCACTAATCGCACTGTTTCAAAAACATTGTCAAGATATTGATCTCGTATCTTATCTTTAGTGTCTATTGAAGTAGCACTATCCCCATCGTATTCATAACCTAAAAAAACTTTCATAGTAGCTGTATTAGAACTAGTTTCAATTCCTCCATTTGTTGTGTCTACATCAAAATTTTGTGGAGATCCTAAAACAATTCTATTACCATCAGCATCAACATTTGTCATATAAGAATAACTTGTAGCATCAGTGTAAGGCACAGTTGCAGTTGGCTTTATATTTAATTGACCTGTAGACCATTGAGTAGCAACAATAGAAAAATGTCTAGCACCTCTTCTAAGTGTTACATCAAATGTCAATCTTTGCCCTCTAGTAGTTGCGTCATAGTAACTTGTAAGTCTTATCGTTGCAACTTCAGGTTCGTTTTTCAAGATCTGAATAGATCTCCAACCTTGCCATTCAACTTCACTAGCACCTCTAGATACAGCAAATTCATGACTAGATTTATAACCATCACCATCATAAGATTTTGTAGTAAATCTTGATTGCGTTGTAGAATTATTAAATGTCATTTGAACTAAACCATTTCTTAGTATTACTGAAGATGGCGAATTGTTAGGAGACTCTAAACCACATCTAATTCTTGATACATCAGTAATATCGTCACTGTAAATCTCACATGCATTTTTGTAAAAATCAGCAGGATCAACTAAATACTTTGCATTGTAACTTCTGATACTTGAACCATGCTTAACTTGTATGACTCCATCTTCACCTGTTCTTTCAAAACTTGAAGGATCAGAACTATGATCGTGAGAATAATGATTAGTTGGTGGTGCATATATTTGCGCTGTAGTAGAAGTTATTGAATGATCGTTGTCAATTAATGCACCTGAAAACTGACTTTCAAATTCTACTTCGCCCATATTTCCTAAATACAAAAGTTCAACTGAATAATCATATCCACCAACAAGTACTCTATTTGTATTTACTGAGGCACTCATAACTTTTACATATCCTGTCATGGAAGTGTCACCTGACCAAATAAATGGAACTGTGTAATATCCGTTTGCACAAGCTAATAATTCGTCTCTTAAATATTTAACTTCTGCAAGCGTATCAGTCACAAACTTACCTGTAATAGATAAGACTTTTTCTTTACCAGATCTAGACTCTGTTAAATTACTAGGAGATGTAAATGTTAATCTACCGATTGTTACTGTATTAGCCATTTATTTGATTTCCCAACTTACATCTTGCACAAACATCCATGCTTGGCATTTTGTAATAATAATCATTACATTGTTCACAGGGTACTAGATCTGGTCCTGATTTATTATCAATCATTATCTACCTCTAAGTCCTGTGCCTATGTTTCCTTCTCTATCTAATCTTGAAAGTGCTTTTCTTATTTCAATTGCTGCTTTTCTTGCTTGACCAGGATCAGCAGGAACTCCTGTTACATTAACATTTAAACTATTTACTGTTATTCCTGTATTGCCTACATTTCCTATAGGAGTAATATCTACTCCACCACCAGGAATAGCTCTAATCATCTCTGGTCCTGCCTCACCAACAATGCCGTATCCAGATCCTAAATATCCACCTTCTGCATACATTGGTATTCTTCCACCTTTTGCATATCCAGGAACACCAGTTTCACCAAAGGAATACTTACCAATTCCTAAAGGTATTTTAATTTCTTTGCTAGCTTTACCTGCAAAAGCATTATAAGCAGCATCAACAGCTTTGATTGTAGTCATTGCCTGATCACCATTAACATTGATAGCTATTTCTTCTTGTTCTATCTTTAAGTTTGTATCATAAAATTTAGATGCAATCTCATCAACTTTTCCACCAAACTTAGCACCAAGAGTATTAGCTAATTCTTGAGTTTTACCTGTAACTTTTTCTATTAAAGATGAATCTATACCTAAAACTTCACCTAACTCTTTGAACATATCAAATGCCTCTGGTCCCATTTGTAGTAATTCAAAAGCATCCATACCTAAAGCAAAAAGATTCTGAGCTTGTGACATTTGCTGTCTTTCTATTTCAGCATTTATCTCTTTAAGTCTTTTTTCTCTTGCACCTTCAGCCTCAGCTAGTTCTTCTTGTGCTAATTGATATTCAGCAAGAGTTATTACACCTTCTTTGTATGCAATAGAAGCCCAATCGGCTTTATCTTTAGCATCTTGTAAATTTTTATTTTGTTGTGCTGTGTTACCTTTAAGTAACTCAGTTCTTTCTTTAATTAAATCATTTAGTTTTTCTTCACCTGATAGATAACTAGCTTGTGAATTAAACAAACCAAATTGTGAACCAAAAGTACTTCTCATAGCCCTTGTAGCATCTTCAACTGATTGTTGTATAAGATCTATAAGATCGATAGTCTTTTCTTTCCAAGACATTTCTAATGTAGGATAATTTTGTTCAATACCTTGAACAAAACCTAACATCATAAACTTACCTAATTCTTTAGTAACTTTAGAAGGAGATTCTGTTCCAGTTACTGAGTATGCTAAATCAATTGCACCTTGAAATACACTTTCAATAGTTTCTGCTAATTCAGGATATTGCTGATTTAAACCTTTAATAACACCGTTGATATATTCTCTACCAAGTTCTTGTGTTTTTGGTGCAAGGGACTCTGCTATCGAACCACTTGCATCAAACAATGCATCTTTTAATTCTTCTGATTCTGTTAAACCTAGTTTTTCAAGCATAACTTCCCTTAGATTTAATTGATCAGTATTTTCTAGTAAGTTTTGTAATATACCTGCATACTCTGGTCCTAACTTAGAAAACTCTAATGCGACATCATCAAATCCCTGAGATTTTAAGTAAGCAATTTGTTTTTCAAATATTTGAGATAATTGTATTTTCTCTGCTAGTTTTTGATTTATTTCCTCAGCAGAAGTAGCTGCCAATTCACCAACACCATCTAAAGAATTAAATAAAGATTCAGCACCTTGTATAACATTACTTTCTATTCGATCAAAAATAGATTCTGCACCAATTATGTCATCTAAAGTTGCTTGATAAGCAGCACCCAAATCACCTTGAGTTTTGATTCTTTCCATTGTTTGTCTTATCATTGTTTCTTGTGCAGGGAACAAAATTTCATCAATGCCTAATGCTTCCATAGCTTGAAGTCTTAATGCCTCTTCTTGTTCTGCATTGTAAACTCTAACAGTATCAATTAATTCCTGTATGTGAGGTGTCAAAGATCCGTAAAGATTTGCTAGTTCAATTCCATTTCGTACAATCATAGCTCTTGTTTCAGGTTTCAGTTCTAAGAATCTTGCAAACATATCACGATCTACATAATCATCAGAATAACCTTCTAGTGCTTCATCTATATATTTTGAAATATCACTTACACCATCAGTAAATCCTTTTACAATACCTTCTTCTGTTATTTTTCCAGCACTAGCTAGGAAATTAGTAATTTGATTTATAGATGCATAAAATTCTCTATCAGATGTAAAGTCATTTACAAATTGTTTTATAGCATAATTACCACTTGAAAGAGCTTTAGATAATTCTTCTTCAAATTTTATTGGATCAAATACTTGATTTGCAAGATCTGTTGATAAAATATCTTGTAATTCATCACTAGCCTTGATCATTGCTTTTACTGCTGTAGGTGTAACTTCCCCACCACCAGTAAATGATTCCAATGCTCTGTTTAATCTTTCAGTTTCACCTGCATTTTGAGCTAACTTGATACCTAATGCTGACATTAAGCCAATAAATATACTTACACCTGCTTTTGCTTTACTTCCAAAAAGTAGCATTGCTGCTGTTTTTACAACTTTTAATTGAGTTGCTACAGCAGTTAAACCGAATGCTAATAAACCAGCAGCAGCTGTCAGTGTTTTAAATGCTGCCTCTGAAACAGTAATACCTAAAGCAATTTCTTGAATTGTTGTATTTAGTTCTTTTACAGTTGGTGTGACATTGTCACCGATCTGGACTTGTAATTCATTAAATATATTTTTTGTAATTTGGAGTTGAGATTCTAATGTTTGATATCTCTTGAAAGCCTCTTCTGTTGCTGCTGTATTTTCATCAAATGCTTTGTTAGCTTTTGTTATTGCACTATCAAGAACTCCTTCTGCCTCAGCTAAACCTAAGATAGCTAACATAGTTCTTCTTTGTGATAGTCCTAGATCATCCAATATTCCGATAACATCTTGACCAGATTCATTTAATCTATTTAGACCTTCAATAAATGCTTGTGTAGCACGAGCAGGATCATCTTGGAAAAATACTTTAAAAGATTCTTCTGTGGTTCTACCTGATGCCTCAGCTACTTTAGAAAACAGATCCAAGTTTTCACCACCTTGAATGATTGCCTGATTAATAGATTGGAATACACGAGCTACAGCAGTACCACCTGCTTGTGCAGGAACACCAATAGCTTGTAGTGCAGTTGCAAAAGCTAAAGCATCTTGTGTTGTTGCACCAACCTGTGCAGCTGCTTGAGCAATACGAAGAACAGTAGTCATAATTTCGCCTTCAGTTGCAGCAAAGTTGTTTCCAAGATCTACTATGGTTGATGCCATATTAGAAAATGTTTGACCGTTTGTTTGTGCAATAGCATCAAGTCTTGCTAAACCTAAAGCTGCATTTTCTACTGTTAAGTTTGTAGTAGTTGCTAATTCAGAAACTGTTTTAATAAATGCAGGTAAGTTTTGTACAGCAACACCTAACTGACCACCTAGTTCACCAATTCTATTTAGATCATCAGTACTAACAGGCGATACAGTTGATAGGACTTTTATTTGTTGTGCTAGATCTGCAAATTGTTCTTCTGTTGCTTCAACAGTTTTTCTTATACCTGCAAAGGTAGATTCAAAAGCCATTGAGGCCATAGATGCTTTAAAAAATTCTACTGTAATAGCACCTAAACCAATTAAAGTAGCAGTAGCAACTCTGTTAGCTTGTTGCATGGCTTTTTGTGCAACGGCAGCTTGTTCCTTAATAGTTTCGTCAGTTACCTTTTTGACATGAGAAACACCTTTATTATCACCTACAAGGTTAATATTTACATTAGCGTTTAAAGCACCTGTCTCCATACTATATAGTCTCCTTGCCTACTCTCTTTTGTTCACTGAGTAAAGTGTCTAAGCTAGTGGCAACTCTTTCTCGGTTTCTACCTTTTCTCTTGTCTAATTCTTTTTTCCACCAATCTTTAGGTGGTTCATCGGATAGTGCTTCCTCGCCACCATCAAGATATGCTTTGTACTGTGGTGCGAAAAATAAAGACTGGTCTATAGGCATTGTACCAAGTAATCTATAAAATTTACGCCATTCCAAATCCATTGGATTTAGTATGTTATAGAGTCTTACAAAGTCAGATTCGACAGCCGACCAATTGAGTAATATGTCCTCGACTTTGTAACTTATTTTGGGTTATCACCCTGATCCTCGGATCCTTCTGCTACCATCTCTGTATCTTCGGTAACAACATTTCCACCCATACCATATTCTTCAAGTAAGTAATTTGAAATATCTTGAAGTTCTGCAAAGGAAACTTTTTCTTGTAGTTTTTTGAGATTTTCCTCACCAAAAACTGATGCGAACCAATCTAACAAATTTGATGCTGAAAGCGAGCCGTCTGCATTAAGCCAACTCATTTGACTCAAAACTACTTTTGCACTTAAGAATGGTGGGAATGTGTATTCTTCACCCTTAATCTTAATTACTATTGGTTCGTCTTGACTCGCTTCCTTAGCAGCATCAAAGTCTTTATAACGCTTAGTCATGTTTATCCTCCCATCTTAAAAAAGCATTATTAGTTAACAGCACCTTCGGTTGTAGCGTTAGTGTTGTCAACAATCTTAAATAGATTTTCTTTTCCGTCTGTAGTTCCTACAGATGTTGAGTTTGAATCTGGTACTAAGATCTTGAATTCAACAGCAATCAAAACCTTTTGAGGGGCTTTTTGATGTGCCATTGAGAATGCACCTACATTAACTGCACGAGGGATCTGAATGTGACGCAAAGCACCACCAGGTCCTTGTGTGATAAGAAGTAAAGACTTCTCACCGAATGTTGTAGTAGCAGGTGGCACTAATGAATCGAATCCGTCTCCATAATCTGCGTCATCTTCATCATATTGTGCATCTGCACCACCAAATGCAACATTCAAATTAGCTAAACTAGCTTGAGCTAGAGTACCAGTCAATCTGACTTCTTGAGCAGTTTTAATTGTCTTGATAGGATCAATTTCTTCTGCAACCATGATATCTTCAAAAGTTTTATCATATTCACGAGTCCAACCATCTTCGGAGTATCCAATATCAGACCAGCTAACACTATTATCTGCCCATTCAGTTACAGTATCTGTATCTGCGCCTGGGAAAGCAGTGCCTTTAGCTGCTGTATATAGAACACCTGTACCTACAAGAACATCGGATATTGTACCTGATGTATTATATGTTGTAGCCATATAGTTCTCCTAACTTATACTTACTTGTAATATGTTTGCAAACATATCTTATTCTTCCTCAGATCCATACCAATCTTCAGAAATATCATCTGCTACCTCATCGCTAACATCATCAATATTGTCTACTGTTGATGTAGTCTGATTGACTGTAGTGATTTCCCAATCTTCGCCTTCTGCAATGAACCTAGGCATGCTTAATTGTCCATTCCATGCGCGACCTTTGGATTCTTTTAATCGTTTCCAGTCAGTCCCATTAACTTCTACCCATTTATCCTTGGTAAATGTTAACCCTGTTTCGGCATCACCGATTCTACCCGCTGGGTACAAAGGATTAACTTTAACTTTTACTTTTGCCATATTTACCTCTGAGATAAATATTAGAGGATAAATTTGTGATTTAAGGTTATTCCGAGTACCTGTAAGTCATGTTGATAGCTACTTCAAATACAGCAACTTGAAGTTCTCTTGATTCTGTTCTAATAGGAGATGATTCTATATTTAAACTGTAAATCCATGCTTTAGTTCCCGAAGATGTTGTTACTTGTACATTTTGTTCAATGAAAGCCTCTTTGTAAATAATTTGTGCAATATCGCTAGCAGTTGCAAAATCAGGTTCAGGTTTAGTTCCATCAGATCCCCATCTTCCTGCATAAACCATAACTCTCATTGCTGCAACACCTACAGCTGCTTGTGATTGAGCATCTAATAAAGTATTACCTTCAGCTCTTATAACTACAAAAGGTAGTGTTGCTTCATGTGGTAATCTGGTTGCTACTCTTTGTCCAACTTCATCAGTAATTGTTGATTTACTTAATAACCAAGCTCTAAAAACAACTTCTGGATCTGGTGGTAAATTTGCGTTACTATTTATTCCTGACATATCATCTCCTAAAATGGAACCTCATCTGTTGCAATTAATTCAACTTCTATTTCGTTATCAGCACTAATTTCAAAAGAATCATTAGGTGGTCTTGGTGGTTGGAAATCCATATAACCAGATCCCACAGCTCTTTTTCTATTAACCATAACTTCAAAACTAGTTTGTCCAGGAAAGTGATGTAGTAAAGCACCATAAATAGATTTACCTAACCAACCAAAGTTTCTTGCAGGTATAAATCTCTCACCTGACCATTTGTAATAACCACCATAATTAGTTTTCCACCAATAAGGTGCTTGATCAGCTTTTCTTGTACGATTACCTTTTGAACTACCAACAGTAATTGTTCCTGTAGCAATTGCATTTTTATTCTTTGTACTAATACCTCTGTTTATTATTGAGTTGTGTAGGTTACCTGTAACTTTAGGTGCTGCTAAACCACCACCTAAACTATGCATACCCAACATATTATATTGAATGTCACTTAGCAATTCAGGTAAGCTGAATTCTTCAACTTGTATTCCTAATTGTCTGTATTTTTTTAAAGCCCTAGCTTTTTCTTGTTCAACTCTACCACCACTTTGTCTGTTGATCATCCTCTTTACATTATCAGTTAAAACTTTTCCATTTTGTTTATAGGTATAATTACTTCTTTGTTTAGCATTAAAATAATTTTGTACTTTCATAGTCGCTAATTTACCGTAGTATCTGTTACCAAGACGAGTAGCATAACCAAAGCCTTGTGGAACTATCGTTTGTCCTAATCTACCAGTAAAACGACCTGCAATTCTTCTTTGAATACGAAGATCAACACCTTGTCCTGAAAAAGACTTAAAGTCAGCAAATATTCTTGCATACTGCAAAGCTAAGTTTCTTAAAGGCCTAACTTGCTTTGACATAACATCAAAAGATAGTAAGTCACCTGCATTTAAAGATGTACGATAAAACAAAGACCTAAACTGATTACCTGTACTTGCCATTAGCTTGTTCTCCTAAGTCTTAATCTTTTAAGAACTAAATTGCCATGTCTATTTTTATAATCAAAAATTCCTAATACTTCGTAATAACTAGAACTTATATTTATTCTATGAGAAGTCTTTATAGATACACTTGCAGGAATGTATAAATCAAATTCGTTAATTAACATTTCTGAATTATCTTCTTGTTCTTGAGATCTAACAGATTCTATTCTTCCTTTTGTAGTTGATAAAGTTGACCAATTGTCTGTATATAGACCTCTATCATCTACAGAAGTTGTAGATCTTGATTCTATTGTTATATCATCTTTTAAATATGTTTGAAAATTATAAGACATACCTGTACTTTACTAGAAAAATATTTGATTTTAGTTATCTAGTTTTTTGCGAAGTTCTTCCAACTTTTTCTTTTTATCTTGAATATCTTTTAACCTACCACTTGGATTTTTGATACATAGATTACAAATTTTTTGTCTGCCATCTTTATATTTTTGTGTTTTTCCAAAACTATCTATAGGTTGCACCTCTGCACATTTTTGACATTGTTTTTCATCAGGATTCCATGACTTTTGTTCTACATATTGCTGTGCATGTAAAACTCCTAACCAAATCGCAGGATCTTCTTTACACCAACTCATAAATTTTTCTAGACCAATAGGTAGATCATCATATAGATTTCTAACAGTCAAACTATATTCACCTGTATAAAGCCTATCTATAACAATTCTTGCGATGCCATGATCTATAGATGATATTGGTGGAAAACCACATTGCTCTCTTAATTGTCTGACTCTTTCATGTGAACACTCCCACTCTTCAGCCCAATGTGATAATGGCTTATATGGATCTTCATTAAACATTTCGTATGCTTGTTCTACTGATGGTATTTTTCTACTTGGCATTAGATCTCCTTCTTGTCAAACCTCGTTCTTTACGAATTTTTCTTCTCTCTCTTTCAGATAGTCCACCCCAAATTCCAAATTTTTCTGCGTTTACAATTGCATACTCTAAACAATGTTCTTTAACACTACATGCATTGCATAGTTCTTTAGCAGCTTTTGTTGATGCCCCACGATCTGGGAAAAAGATATCAGGATCTGCGTCTTTACAGTTAGCGTCTACTTGCCACCATAATTCTTGAAGTCTTAATAAATTAGTTAGAGATTCTTCTCTATATTCCATTGTTCACCTTGTATAATTTCGTAAAACTTTTGATTTACGAATTCTTCATACTCAACTCTCTCACGAGCAAATTGATTTAGATGAACGGTTAATAATCCATGAAAATTTAGGAAACCTATAAGATATGTGTAAACTGCTAAATCCATTAAACAAACACCTGTTTTTTATAAGGTGAAAGTAGCATTTTATCTGATTCTTTTAAGATATCACCATCATAATATGCCATTGGATCAGCGAATCTAACACTTAGATCCCCAATGCGTTCTTCTTCTACTATTGCCATACTAGCCCCGTTTGTCGAATCTGATAGATGAGTGTCTGCTTCACCAGTTGATGCTTGACTACTCAAATTCATAGCCGACAAAACTATTCTTGCAGAAATTCTAGCGCTTGTAAACCTTATATCCTCAGGAATTGTTGCATAACCTGCGTTGTAGGTTATTGTAATATTTTTTGGTTTAGCACCTGACCAACGACCTAGTACTCTCTCTATTCTTCCGTTAGAGTGAAATACATAATCGTTTTCATTGCCTTTAGTTAATGAATTACCATCTTCTGTAATAGATGATATTGAATTGACAGGAATATGTTTCACCTGTATTTCTCTTAAATTATCACCAAATGTTGTTTCAGTATAATCGCCATCTTCTATATCGTAACCAAGATATGTTTTGATAATCTTATCAACATAAGGAATAATATTATTAGTTATTGATGTTTCTAGTGTAGAACTAAAGTCGATTTGGACTATTGCCTCAACATCAGATACTGTACAGAGAGCCATTTAGACCTCCTTACTTATCTTCTGATGGTTTTACAGCTTTAGTTTCTACTTTCTTCTTTGGTGCAGCTTTCTTTTTTGGTTCTGCTTTGATATATCCAATTTCTTTTAACCAAGATTCTGGATATGACTTACCAGCACCACCAACTTTAGAAGCATTAGATTTAGGTAATTCAGCTTTTGGTCCTTCAAAAAATGAACCGTCTCCTAAAACCCAAAGATCTTTCTCTAGTGTTATAAATTTCTCTGCCATAATGATTTAATCCTAACTTATGATTTGCCTTTTTAAGGTCTTTTTAATGTAGATAAAAAAATATGGGGGTTATTTCTAACCCCCATAAATTAATACTAAATGCTATTAAGCACTTGTGATCTTGTGGAAAGCTGTTTGTCTGTAAACAGGGAATCCAACACGCATTGTAGCTCTGATCACCATGATGTTCTTTGTAAAGTTTTCACCATGTGAATCAGATACAGCGATGTCCATACCTTGTCTCATAACAACATGAGCTGCTTCACCACCACCGAATTTACCAACTAAGATAGTACCTTCGGAAATAGCTGTTGAAGGAACAACTTTAAGTCCCCACAATTGATTAGCTACTCCTCCAGCATAACCACCTGCTGTTGTGAATACAGGTGCTTTAGCTGTGTATCCAGCTGAATCAGTTCCTGCAAAGTCACTGTCTAATTGTAGAACAATTTGTGACCAGTCATTCGGATGAATAACAATTGCATCTGGCTCTGTGAATGCATTTACTCTAATGTCAGTAATTGCACCATAGATTGCGCCAATTCTTCCTAAACCACCTGTGTAGGCAGAATAGTCAGTTGATCCAACGCTAGCTTTACCAGCGTCCAACAAACCTTCGATGTTTGGAGATGTTCCATCACCTGAAAGTAGTTGGCTATCTAGTCTTAATCTCATCATTGTTTGAAGTCTTGAGTTCAAGTATGACTCTAAACCACTAACATCTTGCATTAACTCATCTGTGACAGGTATGTTAACACCAAGTTTTGAGATTGTTGCTGTTCTCTCGGTGAAAGCTAATGCTGCTTCTCCAACTGCTGCTGCCTCTGCGGCCTCAGCTGCATTGTTTGTGAAAGTAGTTTCTTCCAAGTAAACAAATGCATTTTGGTCAGTTGTGATTTGATCAAAAAGATTAATCACTGCATTAGGATCACGAAGAGCTGTTTCTAAAATACCAGGTTGTCTTAAAGACTCTGGTGGGTATCCAGTTGTAGTTAAATTAGTTTTTAACTCAAAAGGAATTGTGCTTTGAATATTTTTAGCACCATTTTCAGTATATGCTTTGTAAGCTGCTGATTTCATGACTTCTGCGCCAAAAGAGGAACCTTTTGATTCTTCTGATGGGTTAGGCATGCTTGCTACTGGGCTGTCGCTCATATCTAATTTAGATTTTGCTTCAGCTACTTTAAGATCATCTCTTAAAGATGCAAGCTCTTCATTTCTATCAATGACTGC